TGTGTACTGTATTAGACATTTTACTTTCTCCTTTTATTATTGTTATTTATGGGTCTGTTCTATCAACGATTGCTTTATATGTTCCTTCTATCGGCCTTAAATTATTAAGATTCAATGAAATTGTACTATCATCAATTATTTTGTCGCCTACACGAATCCTCTCACCTTTTTCATTTGTAATATTGAACCATATATTAGTTGAGTTAAGCTCATGTGTTTTTGTAATTACTCCCTCTTCATCCAAGTCTTTATCTTCAAAGAAAAAGATGAATGGATTTTTGTCATCACTTGAAACTTCATTCATTGAGGCAAAGGCTGTGAAGCTCCATACTCCTGCTATCGGAGTAACATTAGAACAGTCAATTACACCTTCAACTGTTCCCATGTAAATGTCCATGTGCTGTTCATTTCTATTGCCGTCAAACAGCGTTTGAACCATATTCAAAGTTGGCAAGCCATGATTAAAATGTAGCTTTCCATCAACCAAATCATCATTGTCAAAAGTTATAACATATTTTTTAACGTTAGGAGATGGGCTTCCACCTTCTGCTGAAAGATTTATTGTTATAGTTTTTGTTTCTTCATTATATTCAGATGGTGAGTTTTGACGAACGGTGCTATCATCTGATTCAACAATTAATGTTTTAGCCCCGCTACCTCCTGTTTCACGAGCAATCTTAGATATTTCCTGACAAATTTCTGTGAGTTTATCCAACGCATGTTCTACTTGCTGGGGAGGTAAAGCACCGCTTCCTATAAAATCCTCCAACTGAGTAATGTCAGTGTAACGAATTGCGTATAATTTATAAGGTGCTTCATAGGCCAATTTTGTTCTTATAATGCCACCATTTAACAAGCTAGGGGCATTTCGCACAACCTCGTAATCAGTTCCGTACACCAATGGTGTATAAACATTATCTAAGACCTGAAACAAGTGCATTTCTTTTTCTGAGTTTATACGAAAGTTGAAATTCCAATCCGTAGTTACACCGTCACAAATAAATGTGTCGTAAAAAATTGTTTTTGATATAGCCATGCTTTACCTCTTATTTATATTTTGTGATAACATATAACTTCCAAGTGTCCAAAAATCACCGCCACCTACACCGCTTGCTAAGGATGAAGCCCTGCCAAGCTGATATATCTCTCGTGGTAAATTCTTTTTCCATAATAACCTTCCACGATTATCTCTTTTTTCTGTTATGAAATCAAGCCCAAGCTCACCTATCCCAAGTATACCACGAACTAACTGTGCTCCTGCGGAGGAAATCGGTTCTGATATTCCACTTTTTTTATAGCCTGTCTGTGCAATAATACCTAGCAATAAACTGCCAAGCTGACCTGTTGCCGCAGTAGCTACACCAAGAGATTGACTTTTCATTTGCGATATAAGATTTTCTGCGAAATCCTTGTTTTCCCTACTATTAAAAATTTCTTCTGTAGCTTCCCTGCGAGCAGCACTTACTAATGCTTTTATCAACATTATTTGTACCATGCTTATTCCAAGTGATGTTAATGTCCGCATGGCCATGTCTGTATTCTGCTTCTGGACAAGATTAGTAAACGACTGCACTTCAAGTGCGTAATTCTTTATTAACTGTGAACTGAAACGCATAGTCAAAATAGCTAGAAAACTTCCACTTCTAGCCAAGGCAGGTCTGTCAGTTCTGTAAAACGTAGGCTGTGTCCTATGTACGACTTGCTCTGTCCTACGAGCAACAGCATCCCATTTATTGTCACCTGTTAATGTCGGCTGTGTGGCTTCTACTTCTGCTGTTACAGCATCCCATATTGCCGATATAGTAGCATTGTCATTATGCTGTATTCCCTTCATACCTGTTTGTGCCACCTTGCCAACTTTAGTTTTCACATCAGCAATCTTACCTAAAGCTTCCCCTGCACTCCACCCAATCTGCCCTCTATATCTCATAAACAGGTTGGATGAATATTTACCCATAAAATCAAATTTAGTTGCGAGGTTTGATTTTATATATTTCGGCAGATTAACTAGCCCTTTACTCCAATATTTAGTTTCAATTTCTCCACGAGCAATGTTATAGGAAACTGGTTGCATAAACATAACAGGAACATTAAACGACAGTGCACCTTTTGTTAGCGTATTAATACATGAACCTACCCATGAATCCATTGTCTGTTGATATTTGTTTGTTTTTAGGTCTGTCATTAATTGATTTAAAGCTTTCCATGACTGACTTCCGTATGTATTAGTAAGTGCTTTTTCTAATCCATGAGTTTTGTTTCTTAAAACTGCATCCCCTAAACGATAGGCTTCAGCAAATCCGTAATACTGTGAATCCTTTTTCAGTGACCCCATTAAAATATTCCTAGCATTTCCTATCATAATTGGGCTGTTAGATTTCTGGTCACGCTGTTTGTACGGATTCATAGTTGCTGCGGTAGTTGCCATAAATTCTTTAATGTCGTTTATAGATGTAGTGGGTTTATAAATTTCGTTATAGGCGTTAGTGTCACCCTTTGAAACAAATAACGGAAAGTAATCTGGAACAGTTGCTATATCATATCCTACAAGGCCACGAGAACGTTCGTTCAAGTAAGCTGAAAGCATATTGTACGAATCTCTAGTGTGGCTCGCCACTGTCATTAAATCGGTATTAGAGTTCATTATCTTATACATGGTCTGTAAAGTTGCATCGTTTATCTTGTGATGTGAAATCCCACCTTTTTTAGATTGTTGTCTTACTCCACCTTTAAGTAAATGATTAAGCCCCAATTCCTGTTCTGCGGTAAGATACATACTAATTACTTCGTATTTACTAAGCATAAACTTCTTACCATTAGCATCTGTAAATTCGTGTTCGGACTGCCCCCATTTCAAGTCATTAATCTTCTCACGTTTTCTGCCGAATACGGCTTCATCTAATTCGTAGAAAGCACGTTGCACGCTATCTTTTAGCGATTCTGAATGTTGCATATTTTCAGAAAACACTTTTGAAAGTGTACCATATTTATTACCATCAAGCTTCCACATTAGAACTTCAGGTGTAAGCATCCAGTTATTATAATTTTTCCAATAATCCTGATACCAAGTATTAATAATTTTCCCGTCAGGCAGTTCAAAAATATGTTCTTGTAGCTTATTACGCTTGCTGAAAAATGAATGTTGTTCCTTGTGGATTTTTGAAGCGGCATTATTAACTAGCTTTTCAAATTTCGCTTTTAACTCTTTCTGCGGATTATTCCGAACCTGTCGATAAAAGTCCATTACTTCGACAAATACCCTAAGTTTACTGTCTGACATTGCACCAACTGTATTTTTCTTTCCTGAATATCCATAAAGATTGTCGATCGCAGTTGTTACCCATTTAGGGATATCGGCTTCGTCAACTGAAATTTTAATTCCCTCATCAATAGCATCCATTATTTCATTTGTAAAATCAGTGTCCATTAAAGCTTTCTGTGAAGGTACGTCTAAATTCTTTATTACCTGTGGTGTAGATTTAGCTTTTTTTATTTTCTTTAATGAGCTGATAATAGATTTATAGGCTAGAGAATTACGCTTATCTCTGCTTGCTGATTCAATGGCATTAATGGCCGCACCTAATTTATTATCAAAGGTTTTTTCTGTAGCAATACTTACGTCTTTAATTTTGGTTAAGATGGAAGCTGGCAGCTTTATACCCTTAAACGCTTCTCTCGCCTGTTTAGTTAAATCACCTATGGTCTGCTCTTTGTTTTTAGTGAAGTTAGCTTTTTTACGCAGGGCATCTAAGTTTTTATTTAGGTCGGTATTTCTACGAATAAAAGAAGCAACTTCAGCCTGTAGGTTTTTAATTTTAGATTGCTGTGAGACAACGCCCTGTTTTCTGCCAACCGAAAATGGGGTAGCTTTTTTGGCTGTTGTCTTGGTCTTCTCAAACTGCGTAGTATTAAAATAATTAAGTTGCTCTCCAATCATTTTAGGAGTTATATTTTTTGTGGCCATAGGCTCAATAATATTCTCAATATAGCTTTTGGATTCCTTGGCAGATAGGTTTGTTTTTGCTAAAGAGCTTAACTCATCAACAACCATTTTATTATATTCAGGCTGTGCTTGTTCTGAAATTACTCCTGCTTCATTAGTTGTGTCAGCACCCTGCATTTCCTGTTGTAAAGCTATCAGGTTATTTGTTGATGTACGCTTTGTATAAGCATCGGAAATCTTTTTCAACTCGGGTTTATAGGAATCAGGGAAACGCTTTTTCATTACCTCATAAAGAGCTTTTGCTTTAATTTCCTGTTTAAATGCTTCGCTATTTACAAGCTTCTCAGCATTGGAATAAAGCTCTGACAAGTGTGGGTCAATCGCAACACCGAGACTTTTTCGCATAGATTCTTTAAATTTATTATAATCACCCTTTGCATCAACAAATTTCTTTGCCGACAACTGAATACGCTTGCTGACAACTTCTAATCCCTCACCTATTGCACTGCCTACGGAACGCATTTTAGTCATACTGATTTTTGAAACATGTTCTTTTAAGAGTGCTGAATGTTTTTTAACAAAGTCCAAATAACTCGTAGGTGTATCCATCCCTGCATCCTGTAGTAATTTCTTAGGATTTTTTCTGTAAAAATCAATAGCCTTATTTACTTCCTTCGCTCTTGACTGTTCAGTAGTCAGGGTTTTTCCTTCTTTTTCCATAACTTCAAATTCGTACAGTTCACGACTGGCCTGAGTGAAAATTGTATTAAGTTGCTCTTTGGATTCTAAGTGTGCTTTGATTGTAGTTGCTGCCTTTAATGAATCTGCCTCACTACGCTTCTGAAAGTCAGTAACAAACTCCATAGGTGTTTCAAAGCTATTTATATATTTACTGCCATACTGTTGTTTTGCGGTGTCGTACATACGCTGTAATACTCTGTCGCCTTGTGAACGAGAAGTACTTATAATATGGCCTACAACAGAATCACCAACAGATTCACCAATAAATGCAATAGTCGCAAGTTTGAACTTTTCAGGATCATCACCCATAAGGGCTTCATAAGTTCTCGGCCTCCACCAAGGCAAGGTTTTTATCATTACGTCAAGATTATTTGCAATAGCTTTTTCCTGAGCTTCCTGCTCTCTTAATTCACCCTCTGTTCCAACTGCACCTGCTAAAAATCCACCAAGCCCTTTTCCTGCAAGTTTCTTAATTCCCTTTGCACCTTCACCAAACTGACCTGTCATAAAACCTAAAGCATTAGCAGCTAGGTTTATATATAAGGATGGAACAAATGTTTCTGTATATACGTTATTAAGTTTTTCTTCTTCTATGCCCTTCTGCTGGGCTTCTGATACTGCCTGAGTTCCGTTTTGATTAGCGATATAATAAGCCGTTGCTGTAACAGAATTAGCGTAAGCCATTCCCTTTGCTGCCTTAGCTCCAAGCTGAAAAGCATAAGGAATTGAACTTGCTATCTGTGCCGTTTTAACAATCGGAAGTATTTGCATCCCCAAACTTGTACCTTGATACAGCCAAAAACGTGGGTCGGCCGCCCATTCATCAGAAGTTAAAGTTTGCTGTGTCTGCGAAGAAAGTTCAGGTCTATAAGCTTCAATACGTTTTACTGCTTCATTAGCCATTTCAGGTTGCCCTAATAATCTATAAGCACCGCCAACTGAACTTTCCATAAAATCAAAGGCGAACTGCCCGACTGCTTCAAATGCAGTTGCATCAACTTGCGATTCTTTAGGTGCTTCATCACTCGGAGAAAATAAGTTAAAAAGTGTGTTTGCTTCAGGTAATGGGCTTTTTTCTTCAGGAAAGTAGCTTAATGAAATTGCCCTGTATACGTCTTCATCTTTTTCCGAACCACAATAATGTTTAGCCCACTGTGGAAATGATTTATAAGCATCACCATAAGTTATTCCATAGGTTTCTGAAAGTTTAAGGCTGTTTGCCACACGCTGTTCATGTTGCGTATCGCTCATATCAGGAGAACTTATTTTGCTCATATCCACAAGCATATTCTCACTATCACCAAAGTATTGATTAATACCTTGCTTGTTAGTGTCAATGGTATTCCTGTCAAAGAAAGTTTTTAATTTTTCGTTTGTAGGATACATAATTTATTCTTTTTCCTTCCATCCCCACCATGTTCGTTCCAGTTCGTCTCCGCTCCAATCCCTATTACCAAAAAAATTACTCCAAAATCCTTTTTCTTTTTCCGCAGGCTTATAAGGCAATCCCATTGCTATATTAGCCATACTATTCTGTAAATATTTCCAGTTATATTTCTTATTTACCCAGCTATCAAACATCTTACCCATTTCTTCAGGGGGCATATCTTTAGACGTGTTAGCCCATAAAACCAACTCTTGTACCGCTCTGCCGTAAGTCGCTTCTCTTTTTCCTGTCGTATCTCCAAAAATGTTAGGATTATTTTCGTGAACATTTTTTAGTATCTCTAAATACTGCGTTAGTGCTGGTGTACCCTTTTTCCACGCATCTGAACCTATAATTTTCACCTGTTCCAATAAGCTGTCACGCCATTTTTCTGGTATGTATAAAGAATGAATTTCATTAAGAGCTTGTTCTGCATTAATTCTGCTATTCAGAAGCTTTTCTATTATCAGGTTTGAATCTCCCAAGTCATTTTCAACATCTCTTCTGACACTCATATCTTTAGTGTTTTCAGGAGTGGGAAGGCCATGAGCCACTATACGTCTTTGATTGTCTGCCAGTTTTTTTGATACTAAATTATTTTTTTCCCACGCATCCACTTCGTTCTTATCAAAATTACCTGTAGGGAGTAATTGTATAATCTTTTTATTATCTTCTTTTCTGAGTACTTCAATGCGTTTAGTCAGCTTATTTTTTGCGTTAAGCCTACCAGCTTTTCCTATATTTGGATATGTCTTATCGTTATCCATATCATCACGCATTTTCGTAACGTCTAAAAGGTATTCACTATTCAGCATGTTATTCACAAGTTGCTGCTCAATATCCTTGTATGCTATAGCTTTTTTAAGCGGAGCTGCATTTCTAGGTATAATCATAGTTGAAGCCTGTAAATCAATGTTTTTATCAACAGCCTCAAAAGCTACATCTTTAGTCATCATTGTTACATTTTTTACTATCTGAGCATTTTGTGCATCCGCTGTACTGCGTAAATTCTGCACTCGCTGTGCTCTGGTATGAACTTCTGTACGAACTGAACAGCGTACCATTTTATTATCAATACTTGAACGTGCAAATCCCTGAACTTGCGGAGTATAATTCTTCCCTATTTTCGATACCTGTTCCTGTAGTTTTGCGTATTCTTTTGTATAATCATCCACATTAGGATTCATTTTTATCTTTTCATCATAAGCATAAATCGCAGTGGCTACAGTATTTTCATAATCCGATGCGTTTATTTTAGTTTCGGCAAGCTGCATTTTACCCGCATATTGAACGGCTGCCTGAATACTATTCATACCACGCTGAACAGGCGTAATGTCAGGCGTACCTATATTAGGCATATTAGGCATCAACGTGACACCTGAAGCCATACCACCCTGTTGAGCTTTTGTTACTTGCCCTTTTAATGGACTATCATTTAAAATCTGTAACTTTGGCATTATATTACTCCGAAAAATTAAAGTTTGATTTCGGCAACATGCTTGTGTATGGATTTGTCATAATACTTGAAACCTCATTAGAAAAGTTATTTCCTACACTCCATTTGTTTATGCCTGTATTTGGCATATTTGGCTGTGGTGTTTTATTTGAACTAGTTGCAAGCGAGACAGCACTTCCGATACCGCTTCCGATTGCACCAGTAATGCCTATGCCTGCCTGAACCCAAGCCATTGTCCCCTGTTGTTTAGCCCATTGAGATTGCATTTGTCCGACTGTTACTGCATCTTTGCCCTGCTGTTCAAGCATAAGTGCATTTGTCTTTGCATTTCTAGCATTTAAGTCTGCTTCCTGCCAATCAACTTCACCCTGTCTGCGTATTGACAGTGCACGTTTTTCACCTTCCATAGCAGTCAATCCCATTACTTCAAGTGGGCTACCTTCCATTGCTAAACCAGCACCAGCGGCAGCCACTTCCTGACTTGCGAGAAGTCTGCGTAAATTACCTCGTTCAGATTGTTCGTTTTGTAGTGCTACCTGTTGAGCTTGATTAGCTTTTTGCTCTGATATAAATGCGTCATTACGTTGTAATTCTGCCTGATAATTAGCCTGTCTTTGCTGTTGAAGAGCGTTAAACTCAGCCATTTCAGCTTGATATTCTGCCTGTTGTGCTCCCTGTACTCCACTAACTATAGAACCAGTAATGCTAGCAGCCATGCTTCCAATGGCTGCAAGTGCTAGAAGTGTACTTCCAAATACTGTTGTGAAAAGTGCCATGATTAATCGCCTTTGTATACTAAGTGTGTCATTTTTTTATCTGTTTGCTCAAATCCTGCTTTCTCGTAAAGCTTAATTAGCCCCTTGTTTTCAGCAGAAGTAAAAATAAATGAATATCCAAGTTTTTTTGCTATGCCAACAAGATGGTTAATTGATATTTTTATACTCTTTAAGCTTTCTCTCGGTGTGTTTTTAGGATTAGTTACAATCCATTCAACCATTGCAACAATCGTTGAACTCTCCAAGTAAAGCCATCCAAAGCATAGCTTTTTATCGTCTTCATAAACACAAACGCCAATAGTAGGCAATATTAAAGGATTAAAGGGAGGCCACCCATGTTCTACTGTAAATTCATTCAGATCTTTAAAATCTGTTATTTTTGAAAATGGTCTAACTTCAATCATATACTTACCCCCTATATAGCGTTTATAGTAAATTCGGGAAAAATATTTAATATTGTCATTGGTAATGGTTCGTCCTGTACTACTTGAATGTTTACTTCTCTACCTGTTTGCGGTGTAGTTATCAGTTTGTCGACAACTTGATTCTTTGGTTCTATTGCAAGGCCAATGTCGTTGTCAACTGTACGCCATTCAGGTATATAAATTGAACCTTCTGGATTCGTTTCTGTACTGACTTTTATATATGCACCCATTGTTTCAAAGAACTTTACTCCTACCCTTGTAAGCGTGAGGGGATGTGGCTCAGAAAATCCACCTTGAATCTTTGATACTATCGGCATAGGTGAGGTTATTGCTTTTTGATTGATACCTATATGAACTTTGTTTCCATACTCTTCAAAAATTACTTCTCCGTCAACCACTGTTTTTTCAGCACTTGCAGCACCGTCAATAAGAGCTTTTACTGCTTGCCCTTCAAGATGTCCTAAATTTGTAAAGGTATTCTCAACTCTATTGCAATAACTGTCATCTGTTATTTCAAAGGTAAATTCGTCATAGTAAGATTTGAAACTTGTGGAATCTATAACTTCAATCTTTGGTAATACTCGATAACTAAGACTGCCACAATCATAGAGTTTGACATCATTTCCATCCTCTAATCCATGTGCTGTTTTTGTAACGACTGTATAAAAAGTTGTAGGTTCATCAAAGGATATACTTTCCAAATCAAGGTTGTCTCCACCATAAAAACTCATTGAGCAATCAACATATTTACAATCTCTAATGGTGTCGTATTCTCGCTTATCCATACGCTCTATATATCTTACGTCTTCACCGTTAATCGTGCGTTTAACTGAAAACCAAGGTGAATCTTCATTAACTGTATTATTCGGAATTACAGCCACGCTTTCAGCTTTACCGCCACCAATAATATGTCTCGCCCAGCCTAACACACTTTGTTCTCTGTTGTAAGTAAATGTAACAACCTGACCATCTTTTCTTGTCGCCCAGAGTAAAGTTTCAGGGTGTAGAGCACAATCCATTTGCGTTAAGCCCTCACCTGTTATATGCGGAGCTAATAAGGTCATATTCGGGGAGTTAAACTTATTTTCAGCAAAGGTATAAGCGAACTCGTTTACAATTTTAGAATAAGACTGTGTATATAATACGCAATCACTCACCATAATTGCCTGTAAGTGACTTGAACCATTGGCTGACTGCTTGTTTATCTTAGGAATAGCTGAAGGAATTAAAGGTGAGTTGTTTTCGTAATCACCGAGTACACATTCAACGCCCTCTGTTCCAATTAAAAGTGCCTGTCCTGAAAGCACCCACTGCAAAACTTCAGAAGAAGGAGGACTAAATACCAAAGCATCGGTATCTAAATCTCCGACAGTAAAATCATACCAGTCATTTGTCTTTGACATCCATATAAAGTCTGGCTCTTCTTTATTAGCCGCCCACCCCAACCGCTCTTCATGTATAAAAACTGTTGAAGGATAACCATACTCTAGTGACCATGCCGCTTTACGCCACAGTTTTGTAGCAGTTGTATTGCAAGGTAAACGCCATTTAAACTCAACATCTACATTTCTAGCATCAGTAACCTTCATTATCTTAAAAGCACAATCTATATAGTGCTCGTCTACTGTAAATTCATATTTGCATTTACCTATGTCTTCAGAAGAAGTTTTAGTTGTAGTGAATTTCAGCCTGTATACCATTCCATCATGTTCTTCGTTGCCGTTCCAGTTTACGTTATAATCATCACTTGAACCAAAACTACGCACATCAACAGGAGTTACCCCGTTGTCCTCAGACTGTTGAACTACTACAGACCCATTCCAAACTCCATGCGTAAGTAAATTAAAACCCCGATAGCACTGAATCCACTCTGTCGTCTCCTCGTTTTCTGTGAACTCACCATCAAGAGTATTGTCGGTTCTAGGCTGTGATAAAGTCCATAAAGAATGAAAATCACCATCTGTAAATATATCTTCACTTGCTGTAACAGTGGTTGATAGTGTTCCTGCCTCTCCTACAGTGAAACTTGTATCAGTTACATTCATATCACGAAATGGAGGAAGACTGAAGACTACTCTGCTCATTTCCCAGTCTGTAGCATTAATACACTTTAATTGCATTTGAGAAGTGTCATTACGCACAAGCTTCATGGGATAGTAGTCTTTGTGAGCAAAAAATATTGTGTCGGCTGATTGTCCTATATGAATATCAAAAAGGTCGGATTCTTGATATGGATGAGCAACTTCATAAGGAGAGCTACCTAAAGTTATAGCTCCGTTTTCTGTCCAAAATCTCATATATTCATGTCCGAACTCAATCATGCAGTAAATTGAACTGGAAAACTTAAACTTTAATAATCTGCATTTACGGTCAGGATACTTGGCTTCACCCATATAAATAGTGCCTGGTCTTCTAGTAGTACTGCCAAAAGGGAGAATAATAGAATTTTCAAGTATTGTGCAACCGTTATGATATGCCTGCAAATCAAATCTACCAAGCATTTTAGGTGTAAGCTCGCCAGAGGTGAAAGAATTTACAGACGGAACAATTAGAGACATGGCTCGCTCTCCTTATTTCTATGAACGTCTTGGTCGTAAGAAAATAAGTTGGTTGAGGTAAGACGTTGGCGTATTTGGTCTGAAAACAACTGCATAACCTGATAAGAGTTTTCAGAATCTTTTGCGATAGCTTCCCTGCATATCATCATTGCGTTACTGGTAAACAACTGATTCATTTGTGGTGAAACTTTTAGTGGACATACCAGATTTGCCGCAATAAACCACGTTAATGATTCAGTAAAAAGCGGTGTAAACATATTCGGATCTTCTATGTACTTAGTATAAATTATATAAACTTCACTAGCGTTGGAAACAAAGCCACTTCCCATTTTAATGAGATTGCAAAACTTTAATGTCTGGTCACATAATTTGATAAACATTGAAGGGGCATTGTAGCGATATTTATATTCAAATAAAGGGTCTGGGTCTATTCTGTTAAGTTTAGCATATTCAAGGGCAAAGCTCCACTCATTTCTTTCAAGCAGTGACGGCAGGCATTGTTTATATGCAATATTCGCCATTCTCGCATTTACATCTTTTACATCCTCAATATCCTTAATTGATATGTCGGTGAATTTTGCAAAAGCCGCATTTGCTATTTCGGTTGAGCTTCGTGTAAATATCATGTTGAACTCCGTAAAAAAAGGGGGGAAGAACCCCCCATTGTTTATTTACCTATTTTTACATCTTTAGTTGGTGTTTGTTTCTTACTACACCATTCAACCACTTTGGCTTCTTCAACTCTTACTCCGTTACCATTCCTTGCCTGATAAGCCTGAATCTGGAAACGTCTGTCGCCACGTTCTGCAAGGCGAGTTTTGTCAGCACCTTCCTGTTTTCCCCAGTACATTCCTGAATGACAGAAAGCGAAACATGAACGTCCACCTTCTTTAACACTGTCAGGTAGGTATTCATATTCAATAAAATTAAATCCCATATAAGGAAGCAATCTACCTGAAGGAAGAACCTTCTGGGCGTTATAAAGAATATTCAAATATCTGTCATCCTGAAACAGTTTGTCAACTTCATCCTGAGAAACGACAAAATATAACTGATTCTGTGGGTCATTAAGGTCAACATGATTTCTCTTGAAGTGTCCACGCACCATTCTGAGTGTGTCAGAATCGAAATTATCTATCGACAAATCAGCGTTCATTGTCTGTTTGTCATCCCACTTGATAACGTCTGTGCCTGTTTCGCCCGAAATAACGTCTCTTTTAAATGAAGCCACTGCCTGTTCATCATACTGCCGTCTAAAAGCATACAATACGTCCTGCATATCTGAACTTTTAGGGTCAACAATAGACTGTATATCTTCAACATCATTATACAGTTTACCCCACTCAAACAACTCAGGAAAAATCCAACGTCTATCTCTGGAGATAGTCATGTCAGGAGTTTCACCTTTGTACTCAGTTCTTATACGTTTTTTGACGTTTGTTTCTTTTACACCCTGTATTGTGGTAGATTTCCCTCTAAACGTTTTAATGGGGAATCTACTTGCAATAAGAGATTGTTTCTGCTGTGAATAAAAGTTCACTATATCTGAAAATGAATTGAACATCCAGTCGTCAAGACCATATTCAGAAGCCGCTGCTTTTCCTACTAAAAATTCCTTAGCCATGATATAACTCCTTTAGCTTTTAGACTTAGGCGAACATCTGTTCTTTTTTCCTAAGTTCGTTTACTTTTTGAACTGTCGCTTCATGGTTGACGTGCATACCATCCCAGTACGGACTTTCCCCATTATCGAGTATCTTCCTTATTTCTGCTGTGTACTGGTTGCTACCTGCCTTTCCTGTAGAAGCGGAAGCGAGTGTACCATCCTCCAAAGTTCCTTCTACAAGGCTCAACAGTAAGTTTTTAACCACAGGCAGGTCATAGATTCCTCTCTCTTCAAAAACAGATTTAACATCAAGCTCGGTCGCAATCTTATCTGCTTCCTTCATGGCGTTGTCAAAGTTCATTCCACGCTTGGCGAAATCATCTTTGAGAATTGTCATACCCTGTTCGTTTGATACTTTCTGCTCTTCCATCAAGGATTTTTGAGAATCCATAACTCTTCCGTTATAAAAACCAAACAGTTCTTTTGCTTGGGTTTGCGTAAGATTTAATTCGTGGAATTTGCCTTTCCATTCATTCAAAGAGGCATTATCCATTTCTAATCCAGCCTCTTTAGCACCTTCAGGCTGAGTAAACTCATATTGGTCCGCTGATTCAGGCTTACCTAAACGCCCATAAAATTCACCCCAGTCTTCATCTGTTTCGGGGTTTTTCCACATGTCTTCTTTCATGCCAAGTTTTTCGGCTGTGTGCATTTTGCCAACAAGTTCATCAAAGGTTTTAATCTCAGATAATCCATCCACAGACTGCAATTCAGGATTCAAATTGTCCATCCAACCTTCAGGCAAATTGCTGTTAGAAGGTGGGGCTGTCTCCACTGTTGGAATTGTAGGTGTCTCTGTTGAATCCGTTGGCACTACTGGTGTCTCTATCGTTGGTACTGTCATTATCAAACCCCTTAATTATTAGTTGTATATTTCTTACAAAGTCCTGCTGTGCAAGTGTATACAGAACAGTATTTGTATCTTCCAAGTTCACAAAAGTTATTAATGATGAAGAAAGTCCAACCTTATTTGCCATGTCTTCCAAGACTTCCTGACCTAAAGGCGAACAGAATAATGTTCGATACTTGTCATCAATTATTCTTTTTTGACGTACTTTATTCACCTTGTGGCATACTTTCTTTTAGCTGTGATAAAACTGAATTAGGCTCTACTGATTTTGAGAGTGCAGGAACAGCTTTGGCCATACCTTCCATCTGCTCCATTTCCTGTGCCTTTTTCGCTTGCTCCATCTGTGCTTGTCTCTGTTGCATCATCTGTTCTAATGGCTTCAACCAAGTTGTTTTCATGCTTTCGCTCATAGCTATGTCACGAGTGATTATGTCAAGATCAAAGTTGTCGAGAAGTTGCGGTTGACGTTCAAAAAGAGGTAGCAACATGTTCATTGTCTTTTGGAATCCAGCATTTTGAATATTACGAATTGAAAGTGCCAGTTTATTCCGATAGGCAATTTTGAAATCGGGATATTGTCTAATCACCATTGGAACAGGGGGGAGTTTCTCTTTGGTGCGTAAAAGTAAAGCACCACAACGTTCAAGCATAACGTCAAATAATTCACATTGTAGTCTTCCCTGCGTAGGGCTAAAAAGTGTAAGCTGTTGCTCTGTACGCTCGGTAACTTCAATGGCAGTCATGTTACGCCTGTTGCCAAGTGCATCAAACATCGCCTCGTAAAAAGCTTCTCTAATGTCTAGTTTTACGTTTTCTAGTTGATGTTCGCCAAGTGGTATGTTTCCTGCGGGCTGAAGATAATAAGGTTTATCATTTCCGTAAGTAGGATTATATTTATTCTTAGCTCCTGCGGCTTGAGAAAACTTCCTTAAATCAACAACTCCACCCTGCGGAATCATGATTGGAGGGTCAACATGTTTGTCGGCAGCATACTTAATTTTGTATCGAATATAGTTAGCTTCTTTAATGCTAGGCATACATGCCATAGCAGGGCTTCTTCCGTAGTCTTCTTCGGCTTTTTTCTTAAAACGTGATACGATATACGGCATTTCCCTATAACCGCCTACAGACACAGCGTGCTTCGTTTCTCTTTCGTAGTAAATCGAATAGTAAGGGAATGATTTACTCTTGTTAGGTCTCATGTTCGTAAGCGGAGTAGGATTTTCTCTTTTACCTACAACGTGCCATATTTCAATTTTATTTACCGAGCCATCTTTGCACTCTTTTTTGTATTTATCTTGCACTGCTTGGGAAAGGTTCTCTTTTCCAAACTGATTTACAGCTTCGGTTGCCGACAAATCAAATTTTACAAAAACGGTTGAAGGTCTGCCGTATCTATCAGTTTTAAACATGAAAGTGTTTATTGGATAGCATTTGAAGAAAAATGAATT